GGTTTCGTAGAAACAAAAAAAATCCCCGCCGAAGCGGGGATCTCTCTGGGTTGGTGGGTTGGTTACTTTTTGTTTTGCAGGACATACGCCGCGCCAGATTCTAGGCTTTCCATTATGTCGATCATAATTTCGACAAATTCGGCTTGCTTTTCCAGATCGTATTGCGCGACGGTGTTCAACATTGTGACTAATCGCGGATCACGGATGGACGGTGGCAGTATACCCTTAGCCTCGGGTGCTGTACCCGATTCGATCTCGCGCTCGGCCACGTTGCCGGTTGTGCTATCAGTGCCGCCAGCAGTGTTGGACTGTGGCAGTTTAGGCGCTTTGGATTTCGCCGATTCCGATTTACGCGATGGCTTTGCAAGTATCACGTTTGCGGTATCGCGCAGATCGGCCATGCCGGTGCTGATCTTGTTACGTGCGCTGATTTGGGCGTCAGTGAATTTTTTAACTTTCGCCTTCTGCGCTTTGGTCTGTGGCTTTTTGTTGCCATCGGCCAATTGCAGTTTGTGCTCGGCCACGTCATCACGAGTCATAGTGGCAATACGTTTCAGTGTGAACCCCGCGAAGGCGGCACCGAATCGTTTGTCGTTTGCGTGAATGTAGGCAGCGCGTAGCGCCTCGTACTTCTGCGGATTCGCTGTCTTAGCGGATAGATCCTCGACTCGGATTAGCGGCGCGTGCTCCGCATTGACGTAGCGTTGCGAAGCCACCGACCACTGCTTACCGAGCAAGTGCGCGAGGGAATCGCGGCGTGAACCTTCCGCCTCAAAGAATTCCACGGTGCGGCCAAAGATGGCGGCGCGTGTAGTTGGCTTGAGATCAATTACTTTCTTTTCGTTTGACATTTCTGTCTCCTGTTTTGTTTAAGTGATGTCGGATAACCGACCCGATATATACTACCTTATAACGTGTTACAGGCAAGTTTTTTCTAGGCCAGCAAATCTGTGTAGGATTCCTACACAAAAAAGGGCACCGCCCCCCTACCACCCCGCGCACTGCTTGTGACTCCGCACTGCCTATGTATTACTAATTTACTCAAACAATCACAATTTTTCCCAGTTTGTACATCACTTAGTGTTTTTTGGTGGTATCTAATAGTTTTCTGTACACAGGAGACCCCCCACCCTAAAAATTTAAGTCCCTGTACCTGTAAAAATTTTTTGTGTATATTCCCGCCAACGACCTCCGAGTCTGCATACAATCTATGACGTTACTGATAGAACCTGAAATCGGCGTCCCTTATTCTGATGACATATCTCTTGTCGATCTCAAGGAGAGAGCGGCAGCGGCGTGCAACACGGCGCAGAAACTTGCAGAGCACGGGTTAGATATTGAACCCTCCAAAGAAGACGAAGATGTGGCAGCAAAACTTGCTGTCGCCTATGCGGACGACCCCGAAAAGACTTCCAAGATTGCCAGCACGCGAAAAACAGCGACACTTACACCTGCTTCACTCGTACTCACAAACAGTATACTTCAAGAGTTCGGCCATGCCGTTGCAGAGAGTGCCGTTGAGATTCGACACTTAGTCACAAACAAACTTTTGCTGGAGTCGGAGAACGCTGATCCACGTATACGCATCCGCGCATTAGAACTTCTAGGTAAGATCTCAGACGTAGGGCTGTTTGCAGAGAAGTCAGAGGTCACTGTTACACATCAGTCTACGGAAGACCTACGTAACAAGTTACGTAGTAAGCTAGAGAAGTTAGTGAACCCTGATGAGGACGTGGTAGAGGACGCAGAGTACAAAGATGTCTGAGGCCGTTCCCGATTTTACTGAGGAAGAAGTCCAGCACATGCTGGATAACCTAGATTCTTTCTCAGATAAAGAGGTTGTGGAGATAAATCGCATCGTCGATGAGTTAGCTGTACGCAAAGCAAACCAAGAAGCCTTTGATGACCTCATAGAATTTTGCAAAAGGATGCAGCCAGACTACATTGTTGGCAAACATCACCGCATTTTGGCCGATTTGCTCATGTCTATTGAGCAGGGAGACAAAGATCGCATCTGCGTAAACATCCCACCACGCCACGGCAAGTCTCAACTCGTGTCTATTTTCTTTCCAGCGTGGTTTTTAGGGCGAAATCCGGGCAAAAAAGTGATGATGGTGTCCCACACCACCGACTTAGCGGTGGATTTTGGCCGAAAAGTGCGAAATTTGATCTCTACAGACGCATATCAGGCTATTTTTTCTACTGTACAGCTCGCAAGCGACTCAAAATCAGCCGGTAGGTGGAATACAAACACAGGTGGAGAGTATTACGCTTGCGGTATTGGCTCTGCACTGGCTGGTCGTGGTGCAGATTTGTTGTTGGTAGACGATCCGCACTCAGAACAGGACGTAATTAACGGTAATTTTTCTGTATTTGAGAAAGCATACGAGTGGTTTACCTTCGGAGCACGTACTCGTCTTATGCCGGGAGGCCGTGTCGCAATAATACAGACAAGATGGCACATGGACGATCTTACTGGGCGCGTTACACGCGACATGGCACAGAACGAACGGGCAGATGAGTACGAAGTAGTTGAGTTTCCCGCCATATTAGAAGTAGAAAACGAAGAAACAGACGACATTGTAGAGAAACCGCTGTGGCCTGAGTTCTTTGACCTTGAGGCGCTTCTCCGTACCAAGGCATCCATGCCCACTTTCCAGTGGAACGCGCAGTATCAACAGACACCCACAGCAGAAGAAGCGGCATTAGTTAAACGCGAGTGGTGGCAGATATGGGATTTGGAAAACCCACCGCAGTGTGAGTACATAATCATGTCACTGGACGCGGCAGCAGAGAAACATAATCGCGCCGATTTCACCGCACTTACTACGTGGGGTGTGTTCTTGTATGAAGAGACTAGCGCCTACAACATCATCCTGCTGAACAGTATAAAGCAGCGGATGGAGTTTCCAGAGTTAAAAGAAATGGCGATGGAAGAGTATGCCGAGTGGGAACCAGATGCGTTCATAGTGGAGAAGAAGTCATCGGGTACTGCGCTGTATCAAGAGATGAGGCGTATGGGACTACCTGTATCGGAGTATACCCCCCACAGAGGGTCAGGTGATAAGCTAGCTCGCTTGAACTCAGTATCTGATATTGTAGCGTCTGGTCTAGTGTGGGTTCCTCCTACACGATGGGCAGAAGAGGTTATAGAGGAGATTGCTGGATTTCCGTTTATGAGCCATGATGACTTGGTTGATTCAACAGTCATGGCACTGATGAGATTTAGGCAGGGTGGGTTTATACGGTTGCCAACAGACGAGCCTGAAGAACAACGGTATTTCAAACAACGTAGAGGCGGGTATTACTAATGGCTATTGAGAAAGGTTTGTACGCTGCCCCTGAAGGCATTGAGGCAGAGGCTGTAGAAGAAAGTGCGCTTGAGATTGAAATTATAAACCCAGACGCAGTAACTCTGGATGATGGCAGCATGGAGATCACACTGATCCCCGGCGGTGATGAGACGGACGTTATTGATTTTGGAGACAACATTGCAGATGCGCTAGATGATAGTGACCTTGTTGCTCTAGCCGAAGAACTCGTCGGGCTTGTAGATTCAGATATAGCCAGTCGCAAAGATTGGGCCGACAGTTTTGTCAAAGGTCTTGATGTACTGGGCTTTAAGTATGAAGAGCGCACTGAACCGTGGGATGGCGCGTGTGGTGTGTACTCTACAGTCCTCGCAGAAGCGGCCATACGTTTCCAAGCGGAAACTATGTCTGAAACATTTCCTGCCGCTGGCCCCGTAAAGGTAAAGGTTCTTGGAGAAGAAACTAAGGACAAGGAAGAAGCCGCACAGCGCGTAAAAGCTGACATGAACTATGAGCTTACCGAGCGCATGGTGGAGTACAGACCCGAACATGAACGTCTGCTGTACAGCCTTGGTTTGGCTGGTAGCGCGTTTAAGAAAGTATATTTTGATCCAAACATAGGCCGTCAGACGGCTGTGTATATACCAGCAGAAGACGTGGTGGTGCCATACGGCGCATCACATGTAGAGAGTGCAGAACGTGTTACGCACATCATGCGTAAGACAAAGAACGAACTAAAAAAACTACAGGCTGTAGGGTTTTACAAAGACGTAGAGCTAGGCGAGCCAGCTCCATACCACACAGACATAGAAGAGCGTAAAGCTGAAGAAGGTGGCTACTCACTTACTGACGATGACCGCTTCACCCTGTATGAGATACACGCTGACTTAGTAATAGATGGTGTGGACGAAGAAGACGGTGATGAAGAGGATCAGATAGCGAAGCCCTATGTTGTGACACTAGAGCGTGGCAACAACAAGATATTAGGCATTCGCCGTAACTGGAACGAAGAAGACAAGCTGATGTTGAAGCGTCAGCATTTTGTGCATTACGTGTACGTGCCCGGATTTGGATTCTACGGGCTAGGTCTAATACATATAATAGGGGGGTACGCTAAGGCGGGCACTTCCATCATACGGCAGCTCGTAGACGCAGGTACGCTGTCTAACTTGCCCGGAGGTCTTAAGGCTCGTGGGTTGCGCATAAAGGGTGACGATACACCTATAGAGCCGGGGGAGTTCAAAGACGTAGATGTACCGTCTGGGGCTATCCGTGACAACATTATGCCGCTCCCATACAAAGAGCCAAGCCAGACCCTGCTCGCTTTACTTAACCAGATCACCACAGAAGGCCGTAGGCTCGGTGCGATTAGCGACATGAACATTTCGGACATGTCAGCAAACGCCCCTGTGGGAACAACTCTGGCGCTTTTAGAACGTACTTTGAAGCCGATGGCTGCGGTACAAGCGCGTGTTCATTATGCCATGAAGCAAGAGTTTAAGATGCTCAAGACGATCATGGCTGAAAATGCACCAGAGCAATACGACTACCAGCCATACCGAGGCGCAGTAACTGCCCGTGCATCGGACTATACGATGGTGGACGTGATCCCTGTCAGCGATCCGAATAGCTCTACGATGGCTCAGCGTGTGGTTCAGTATCAAGCTGTGCTACAGATGGCGCAGTCTGCACCTCAGATCTATGACTTGCCACAGTTGCACAGGCAGATGATCGAAGTGTTGGGTGTAAAGAATGCAGACAAACTTGTCCCTACAGAGGACGACGCAAAACCGACCGATCCGGTCAGCGAAAATATGGATGCACTTGTCGGCAAGCCGATGAAGGCATTTATATACCAAGATCACGATGCCCACATAGCTACGCACATGGCGTTTATGCAAGATCCAATGATTATGCAGTCTATAGGGCAGAACCCCCAAGCAAAGCCGATCATGGCCGCATTACAGGCGCACATCGCAGAACATCTTGGCTTCCGTTACCGCAAGCAGGTAGAAGAGAAGCTAGGTGCACCGTTACCACCTCCGGGTGAGCAGTTGCCAGAGCAGGTGGAAGTAAACCTAGCAAGGCTGGTTGCCGATGCAGGTCAGCAGCTAACGCAACAACACCAACAGCAAGCTGCACAACAGCAAGCGCAACAGAAAGCCCAAGACCCTGTTATTCAGATGCAGCAAGCCGAGCTACAAATTAGGCAACAAGAAGTGCAGCGTAAAGCCGCTAAAGATCAGATGGACTTACAGGTCAAGCAAGCAGAACTAGAACTGAAAGCTCGCGATCAGATGCAAGACGCACAGATAGATCAGGCTGAACTGGCTCTCAAGGAACAAGAACTAATACTAGAAGCTAGGAAAGATGGCGTGAAGATGGCTGCTGAACGCCGCAAGAATAACGCAAAGGCAGACATAGACTTGCTAAAAGCGATGCAGGATTCCAATAACAACAGAGGCCAATAATGGCTAAAACCGTCTTAGACGTGCTTAAAGAAAAAATCGAGTCTGACAGAGACTCTGCACTACAATTTCTAGGTGGTGGGGGAGCCAAAGACTTCTCCATGTACAAGGAAACCACAGGTTTAATTCGGGGTCTCGAAACCTGTCTGGGCTATGTAGAAGACCTCTCGCGCAATCTGGAGTATGAAGATGACTGATGTTGCAGAAGCAATAATCACTGAAGAAGAGTTTGAAGCACAAATACCTAACCCTGTTGGGTATAAGGTGTTGATTGCTATGCCGCATGTAGAAGAAACCTTTGAAGGTACAGACTTACTTAAATCTGTCACCACAAAAACTCACGAACAGGTCATGTCGATCATCGGACTTGTACTAGATATGGGTGAACAAGCCTATTCTGATATAGACCGATTTCCTACCGGCCCTTGGTGTAAGCAGGGCGACTATGTGATGTTTCGTGCTAATACGGGCACTCGGTTTTCCATAGCTGGTAAAGAGTATCGTTTGATGAACGATGACTCTATTGAAGCTGTTGTACCTGATCCCCGTGGTGTTGAAAGAGTATAAGGAGTAAGTAATGCCATTTCAAAAAGTAGAATTTAGTTTCCCTGATGAAGAGGAACAAGAGCTAACGGTAGAAGTAGAAGATTCTAGTGCTGTTGAAATTGATACATCAGGTAAGAAGACCGCAGAAGATTACAGAGAGACTGAAGTTGAAGTCGAGACTGAAGCCGAAGTTGAAGAAGCTGAAGAAGCTGAGGAAGAGTTCGACATTGAAATTGTCGATGATACTCCAAAAGCTGATAGGGGCCGTAAACCTATCCCTCCACCTGAAGATGTCACAGATGAAGAGCTAGATGCTTACTCTAAGAAAGTTCAGAACCGTCTAAAACATTTCAGCAGAAGCTATCACGACGAACGGCGAGCTAAGGAAGCAGCCGAGCGTGAACGACAAGAACTAGAGCGTATAGCTCAAAAACTTGTTGACGAAAACAAAGAGCTAAAGAGCAATGTTGCCAAGAACCAAGAGGCGTTACTGGAGCAAGCTAAGAAAAATGCTATCTCTGAAGTAGAATCCGCAAAGCAAGCGTATAAGGTTGCTTACGAAGAAGGTAATTCTGAGGCAGTTGTTGAAGCACAAGAAAGTCTAACTTCCGCTAAGTTAAAGTCAGAACGCTTAAATAACTTCAAAGTGCCTGCTTTACAGGAGGAAGAAACTCCTGTACAAGACATTGAATCAACGAATACCCAAGAGGTGTATCGCGACACTAAAGCAGAAGAATGGAAAGCAAACAATTCTTGGTTTGACCAAGATGAAGAGATGACAAGTTTTGCTTTAGGTGTACACAAAAAGTTAGTGAATGAAGGGGTAGATCCCCGAAGTGATGAATACTATGAGCATATTGATGCTCGTATGCGACAAGTGTTTCCAGATCAATTTGAGGAGGAAATACCCAAACAACCAGTAAAGCGAAGTTCAAATGTGGTGGCACCCGCTACGCGGAGCACAAAACCAAAAAAGGTTACCCTAACGCCAACACAAGTAGCTTTATCTAAACGTCTTGGTATAACACCTCAAGAATACGCCAAACAGATGGCTGCATTAGAAAGAGGAAGTGAGTAATGGCTGAGAACAGAATCAAGAGAGATCACGCCACCAGAGATACCGGCACTCGCAAACGCTCATGGCAACGCCCGGAGGTATTACCTTCGCCAGAGCCACAAGACGGTTACGAGTTCCGATGGATACGTGTATCTACTCAGGGTCAGACAGACGCCACTAACGTCTCTTCCAAACTACGTGAGGGTTGGGAGCCTGTTAAGGCAGAAGATCACCCCGAATATGCATTGACCGACAAAGACGAAAGGTTTGAAGGCAACATATTGCAGGGGGGTTTATTGCTTTGTAAGGCACCGTCAGAGCTAGTCAAAGAGCGTAATGACTATTACGAAAACCAGACTAGATCGCAGATGCATTCTGTGGACAACAACCTCATGCGCGAAAACGATCCTCGTATGCCCCTATTTAACGAGCGCAGTACAAAAGTTACCAATTTTGGTAAAGGTAATTAAATTTTTTGTTAAGAGGTTAACATCATGGCTTATCCAACAGTCGATGCCCCTTATGGGCTGAAGCCGGTAAAGCTACTTAGTGGTGTTCCATACGTAGGTACAGTTCGTCAGTACAGCATAGCTAGTGGCTATGGCACGGACATTTTCTATGGGGACGCTGTTAAGTTAGTAACTGGCGGCACCGTCGAGCGTGACACGTTTGATGCTGCTATGACTCCTATTGGAGTCTTTATGGGTGTTACTTACACCGATCCTAGTACTTCACAAGTAACTTTCAGACAATACTATCCAGCAAGCACAGCCGCTTCAGATATTAAAGCGTATGTGTGTGATGCTACAGATGTATTGTTTAAGGCTGCTGTTGTGTCGTCTGGCACCACCATTGGTGATTTAGCTATCACTGATATTGGCGCTAATGTGGCTGGAGTAGACAATACTGGAAGCACCGTAACAGGTAATTCTGCAAGTGCTATTTCAGATACATCTGCTACCACGGCTACGCTCCCATTCCGTATTGTTGAGTTGGTTGAAGAAACCAAGAACTCTTCTGGCGGATTTACAGAAGCGTATGTTAAGTGGAATGCAGGTCACGCATTTGACAACACCACTGGTATTTAAGGAGTAAGGTAAAATGGCAATTTCTCGCGCCCAGCTACTGAAAGAACTCCTG